CTTGTCCTGCTGCTTTGCGTCGTTCATGCCAGCGAGAGCCTTGATGAGACCCATCGTAAGGGATATAGCCTCGGCGATAAGGCCGATGATACCCATAGCGCTATTGATAGCCACGCCAGCGGCAGTCATTCCAGCAACGTAGGTAGGAATAATCGCTATCACGTCGAGAATGGCATTGCCAACCTCCTTAAAGGCTTTCGTTTCGTTGTCAGTCTCGTCGGTAAAGAGGTCGAGGTTATCCATTATCTCACCGAAAGCACCTTTGATTACATTGGTGGTGTTCTTCCAGTCGTTACCGAATTTCTTTGCCGCTCCGTGGCGTTTGTTCAACAGATTCACATAACGTATGAGTATCTGCAACTCACCTTGAGCCTTCGTTACATTCTCACCTCTCGTTACAGCCTCCGCTCTCATTTCGGTGGCAGACATATTCGCAAACTGCGCTATCTGCTCTTCTGTGATAACAAGTTTCTGTGTCTTTGCAAGTTGCTGGAGTTTTGCAGTAAACTCCTCCTGCGACAAGCCTTTGTTCCTCTCACGCAACTCTGCCATCTGCTGCAAGGCGGCAATGTTCGCCTGTTCGTTGGCGATACCACCCTCCCGCTTCGATATTTCGCCTTCCAACTTATCTTTGTTCAATGCGCCAGTAGCAACACCAAGTTCCTTTACCTTCGGGAGTATCTGTTCAATCTGACGCTGGTAGTCACGGAGAGAATCGCCCAACCAAAAGCCTCTCTTGTTCAACTCTGCCTCAAGTTTCTCAATCTGGCTAACGATGGTTTTCATATTTGCAGGGTCGAGGTTGGTTAGTTGCTGCCTCAACTCCTGCAATTTCTGTAGCATGGCACGAATGGCGACATCCGAAGCGTTCTCCATATTCTCGAATAGGCGGGTGTACATATCGCTACCCTTAAAGTCCTCAAAGATAGCCTTGTCGATACTCTTGTCACTCTCCTTACGAGCGGCGGTTTTCATTTGATTGCGAATAGCCTCATCTATCGGGTTTCCGTTCTTATCGGTGAGGTTGTCGATGTCGATGAACTGCTGCATGAGTTTCACGCGGGCGGCGGCTATCTTGGTGAATGAATTTTCGAGGTACTTAACATAGGTACGCATACGCTCCTCGTTTGCCTTCTCGTCGAGTTTATTGATGTCGTCGAGCATCTTCTTGTAGGCATCCTCGTATTTCTTCATATCGTCGCCAGCCATACCACCGAACACTCCGTTGGCGAATGTGGCTGTACCCTTCTTACCTGTTTCCTTCTCGTAAGCGGCGTTCACCTCGTCAACCCATTGCTGTGCTATCTCGTCGGCACGTCTGCGCATATCGTTTGTGGTAGTGCCGCCAGCACCGAACAACTGCATGGCGATGTCTGTCGGGATATTGAGTTTACGAGCCTCGATTGTACGGTTGTAGTCGGCCATCATATCCTTCAATTCATTATTGAAGTCTTTGATAGACTGCTCTTTATTCTCGATTTCAAACTCAACACGCATCTTTGCGACAAACTGGCTCAACTCTTTTGCCGCCTCTTTCTTGAGTGTCTTTGCATACTTTTCGAGTTGGGTGAGGCTGTCCGCGAGAGCATCTTTGCTTGAAAAATCAAGCATATCAATGGAAATGTTGTATTTCTTCCTGTTCTTTGCGCTGATAAGTTGATTGAAAGCCTCCTCGTAACTATTGCGGACTTTGGCGGCTGCGGTGTTCTTGTCGTAGTATTGTGTCAGTTTTTCGTATTCAGACTGCATTTGCTTGACAAGGGTAAGCATTGACTTGAAGTCTTGTGTAGCATCTTTCGTTGCAGCCCTGCTTTGTTTGTCGGCGAGGTCAATACCTCTCATTTGGGCAACAATCTCGTAGTCTTTGATTTCCTGCTCTATCTGTTTTATCTCCGCTTCGGTCACGAGCATACCAGCGAGTTTTGCCTTATTGAGTTGCTGTAGTTCCTCACGAGATTTTTTCCACGCAGAAGCAACCTCTTTGTTTCTCGCAGAAAGACCACCTGTCATATTGGCAGCGGTCGAGGCCATGCGGTTGTAACGCTCAAGCAATTTTGCATCTTTATCCCAATTTGCGCCGAGCATCTTTTGAAGCCTCTTATTGTAGTCTTTCTCGTATTCGGACAATTCGCCTCTCGCGTTCTTAACCAACTCATTGTATTTAGATTGTGTTATCAAACCATACTTTAGTTGGATGTCGAGTAACGCTATCTGATGCTTCTCCTGCTCATCCTCAATCTGTTTGTTGGTAAGGATGTGAGCCTGTTCTTTGGCATTTATATTCTTGACCTCCTGCTCGAAGCGTTTGTTTTCTGCTTCCGTAGCGGCTTCTGCCTGTCGCACACTTTCTTGGTATGCGTTGGCCTCTGCCTGTGTAGCAAAGCCGATAGTGCCAACTTCCTCAATGAGGACTTTCTGCATTTCCTTACCAGCCGAGCCGAGGTCGGTAAAAAAGTCGGCGAGACCGTCCCAATCGTTTTCGATGTTCGCTATCTCATCGTTACCAAACCATTCGCGAACAACTTGAAGGCCGAGGTTTCTCAATTCACCCTTCGACAACTCACTACCCTTCTCCTGTATTGCTTTACGGAGAGCCTTTTCGTAATTGTCGATAATATTCTTTGCGTCCTCCTTGCTAATCTCACCTATCTTCTGTGCGGTGTAAGCCTCTCCTGTCGGGTCATTCGGGTCTTTAATTCTCCTGTTGATGTTCTCTCCAGTAATATCATCAATCCAGTCGCTCTTCTGTTTATCTATCGCCTCACTCTTCTTTGCCTCACCCTCCTCTTTCAGTTTTTGGTTGGCGACGACGACCATTGCATCAAACACACCTTCGTATGCTCCACGCAACTCATCGAGGGACATTTTTTCATCAACAAGGTAGTTAAGGTATTCGCCGTACTGATTGTTCATCTTCTGAACAGCCTCGCGACGAGCCTCTGTGCCAGCCGGGGTAGCCTCAAGTTCGTTCTTTAATTTCTCGAAACTACTCTTACCCTCTCCAAGTTCTGAAACCTTTGTATTGGCGAGTTCGGTAAGATTATTCTGTAATTCCTTTGCTTTCCTACTGGCCTCTGTGAAATGCTGCACAAGGGCGGTTATACCCATTATGGCAGCACCGAATATTGCACCACCCATAACGGCACGCAAACCGAGATACGCACGCTTGAGGCTGTTTACTGCGGCTTCCTGCATACGTTTGGCTATGGTGTTTACGCGGGTCTGCTGGGTGTTTATCTGCGTCTGTATGGTATTGTTTTTCGTAGCAAGCGTGTTTATCTGCTGCTCCTTGCTGTTGATGGCGGTAGCCTGTGCGTCGCGCTTCTCCTCCAACTCATGCAAGCGGGTGACAGCCGTATCACGCTCAATCATCTTTGCCTTAACACCAGCGGCATTACCGTGGCGTTGGTATTGTGCTATCGAATTGTTGATAGACTTAATGTGACGCTTTTCGGCATCAATGCTCTTTTCGATATTGGCCTTTGCGAGTTTGTGGCCATTTATTTGGTTGTTGAGAGAATATATCTGCTGCTCATTCGCGCTAATATCGGCCTCCAATGCCTTTCTACGCTGGCTCCAAGTTTGAATCTCACCGTTCTTTGCACGCTGTAAAGCCTCTGCATAACGCTCTCTGTTTACGGTGAGGTCGTTTGCGGCGACAGCCTGTCGCTGGTCGGCGGTCATTACATTCATGGCCTCTGCAACGTATCGCTCGTGTTCTGCCGTTATGCCGTTGACGGTAAGTATTCTACGCTGCTCCTCGTTAAGCAATGCTGTGATATTCGCTCTGCGCTGCTGGTCGATAATCATAGCCCTATCTTCTGCCGATATTTGCTGTTCGAGGGCTGCTATATCCTTCTTGCGAATACGAATACTGCCATTGATAATGTCACGGAGTTTCATTTCCTCGACAGATTCTTTCTTTATTCCAGCAATACGACCTTGCTGAACAACATTATCAACAAGCCGTATTCCTGTGGCCTTACCGAGTATTAAGTTATATCCAGCCTGTAGCACCTTCAATATACCCAACTCAATGGCAACATTACGCATGAAAATCCAAACCTCATGCCAGTTCTTGAGAGTTTCGGTAATGCCAGTAACGGCATCCTTAATGAGGCTTTGGTTGGCAGTACCGATGTCGTTCAACATAAGGTCGATGCTATCCTTCAACTTACCTATCTGACCTTGGACGGTGTACGACTGCTTCTCCTGCATATCGTAGAAGATACCCCCCTCGTTTGTCATACGACGGAACACCTCGGCCACATCCTCGAATTTAACCATACGCTTCGATACCCTCTCCACAACGTCGGCGGTAGAGACGGCCTTACCTTCCAACTCGGTAAAGTAACGAGCCAACTCACCGTACATATTGACACCAGCCTCGGTGAACTGACGCACCTCGGAGGCACGGAGGAAGTTTGCGGTCTTAACCTGTCCGTAGGCGAGGATGAGACGACCCATATCGACACCAAGACCAGCCGAAACGTCGGCCAGTCGCTTGGTTGTGTCGTAGAGTTGGTCATTCTCAATTCGGTAAGCGGCCAACTGCTTTGTGTAGGTCAACAGGTCTTTGACGCGGAACGGCGACTTGACGGCTAACTGCGTAATCTGGTTGAAGAGTTGGTCGGCCTCGTCTCTGTTCTGCATGATGGCACGGAGGGCGACGCTCTGCATTTCAAACTCACCTCTCACCTCAATCATCTTACGGAGGAACATCGTAATGGGGTTGAGGGCAAACGCATACTGGAAGGCGGTTGTCATGCGTCGGGCGTTCATCACCACATCTTGAGTGGTCATGTTCGTCTTGTGGAGGTGGGCGTTCATGCGGTCGGCACTCACGGCGGCGGTTGTCATGGCCGTGGAACTTTGCGTCATTCCGTTTACGAGCGACTTACGGATAGCGTCGCCTGTGATAACCATACGAGCCAGCCGTGCGTCTGCGGCACGAGCCTCTTTCTGTAGGGACACGAGGGTAGCGTTGATGTCCTTCAAGTTCTTACTTACCCTCTGCGTCGCCTTTTGGCTCTGCGCCTGTGTCACGGTCAACGTCTGATTGATGTCCTCAAGTTTGCCTTGGGTCACTCCAAGTTTCTTGTTGAGTTCATCTACTTGCTGTGATATTTGTTTTGGGCTGTTTTTCCCGCCGTTTGCTGCCATTTCTTACTATGAGTGGTTAAATTGTACTACATTCTATTTTCGTCGCGTTAGAGAGAGCCTAAAGCCTTTTCCGCTTCCCTCTCGTCCAACTGCTTCCCTTTTCTCATCTTTATCTCATCCTCGGAAAGGTATCGTACCCTCGAAAAGTCTATCTGCATCAGCCTTGTCATTGGTACGCTCAACTCCCACATATATTCGGTGTAGGAAATGCTGGGGTTGTTCTTTAAGAAATCGACCATATCCCCAACCTCCGACACGGCGTATATCATTTCACTTCGCTCGTCACCTTTTTCCTTGGACGTTTCTTCGCTGTCACTTTCCCTCTGAATATCGCGAATATATCCAGAGTGTCCCGAAAAAAATCAACATCAATCAATTGGAAGATGTCTAACAGAAGAGGCAGAAGGTCGGCTGGGTCACACTCCCACATGAGAGTATTCTCCGTTGCCTCGAAAAACTCCGATTTTCCAGCGCGCGGGTTTCCGTCCTTGAAAAGCAGTTGCCTATCGTTCACAAGGGCATAGGCGACACACTTGATGATAGACGGTATGCTTTGCGCGAAAGCGGAAATAACCTCGGCATAGCCCATGTCCTTAATACCATCAACGCCGACGACATTTGAAATCTCATCGGCTATAATGTACTGCACACCGTTACGGAGAGCGTATATCTCCCACGGAGTGCCGTTAAGGTCGTCTATGCGCGGAGCGTCGGCCATTATCTCGGCGAGACGTGCCTGTGCTTCGGGCGACACAATCATTTCTCGTCGTAGAGCCTCATCCGCTGCTTTCTTTCTCCTGTTTACTGCGGTCTTTATTGCCATAATTCTTTGACTTTGTTTCCTTTGACTACTTTTATCCTTCTTTTCTTAAAGGAAAGGGAGGAGATTAACCCAACCTCCTCCCTACTTCCTCTCCAGTCTGTGAGCCTACGGTTTAGTAGGTGACGGTCTGATAGGTGGTGGTGGTAGTGGGAGGCGTACCACTCGTAGTCACCTTCTTGATACCCCAAGCGGAGGCAGCACCAGCGGCGGTGGGAGCGGCCATGAACAGGCTGGTCTCCTTAACGTCGGTGTCGCTGGAGGCAGACGCGGCGGGCTTCACGTCGATGGCATAAGCCGTACCCGACAGAGTGCCTTCGGCAGAGCCAGTCTTGAGCGTGCCGATAACGGCCTTTGCGTTGAGTTTCAGTTTGGGGATGATAACATCCTTCGTGCCGTCGTGGAAGGCGATACGCACGCAGGCGAAAATCTCCTTGTACTCGCTTGGGAACATCACGACACCGCTCGAATCCTTCGTGCAACCGAAGAGTTCGGTGAGGATGTCGTCTTGGAAGTCGATGCAAGTACAGGTGAACTGGAACTTACCGAGGTTGATGTTCTCAAGCAGCGGGCTGTTGGAGAACTCATGCTCCTTGGTGTTCACCTCGTTGTCGTCCTGCTCCAAGTTGATGGTGTCGGCGACGATGGCGCGGATGTCGTAGGTGTTCTGACTGCCAGTAGCGGGCAGATAGCCGTCGCTACCATAGAGGGTCATAAACAGGTGGCTTGCCTTTTGGAGGACGAGGCCATTTTCAAGTTTGATAACTGACATAATGTTTTTCCTTTCTATTTTAATTGTTATTTTCTTTATGATAGATGCGTAAATTCAACTGCACCACGTTCAAGTGCCATTGACGATTTGTATCATACGAGCCGTAGGTTGCGTTGCGGCTGATGGTGTAGGTCTCGGAAGATGCAGCGTCGATGATTTCGTTGAGTTTCTTCTCAAGTCTGCTCATCGTCGCCACATTCTTCGAGCCATCGGATTTCGGCTTTGCGTACAGGTTGATGTTGATGATACCGTCTGCGTAAGCGTCGAGGTCGAACACAGAGGAATCGCAGTCAATCATGACGGCATCCGTCCACCCCTCGCCCATCGTTTTAGGCAGACCGCCGACAAACACATGGTCGGAGAGGTTGTTTTCGAGAAGGCTGTTAAAGTATGTCTCGATTTTTGACAGGTTGTATTCGTTGTGTGTTTCGTTCATCGTTATGCTGCGTAAGATTGTATATCAATATTCTTGTTGAAACCCATAAGGGCATCTTCCTGTAGTACACGTTTCGCTTCGGGTAGTACCATCCGTATCACGTTGTAAGTCCTGTTGGTACTTGTAGGCCGATTGCGGGCGTAGTCCTCAAGTACGCGAGAGTAGAACATCGTAGCGGCGATATAGGCCGTGAAACCCATCTTGAGACCCGAATTTTTACGCTTCGTGACGAAACGTGCAAACTCGGTATTGCCGTCCAAGCCGTCCCTGCGGGGCTGCATTGGGGGCGTGTTCTCGCCTCTGTTCCATTGGTACACAACTCTCGTACCGTTCTCATCCTTGTAGAAAACCACACAACCGATACTCGCCTTCAAGTTGTAGGTTTGGTCTTTGTAACGCTTGCGGCTTTGGTCGAAAGCACGGCGGTTGATAGCCTTTTTCAGTTTATCACCCTCGTACTCTCCTGCCTTTGCGATGATGTCCTCCTCGTCCAGTCCCATGATGTCAAGTCCGTACTTTTTGTTGAGCGCGTCGATTCGCATCCTGTTCTCCCGCAACGCCTTAACGTCGCCGAAGTACATCTTTATCTGCAAACCACCGTGCCACTTTTTCATACGTTATTCCTCCGATGATTTATCTTCCGAATTGACTTTGACATACATAGTTACACCGTCCAACTGCGACGGAAAAACGCCAGCAATAGAGCCGACAATGTGAACGCCGTTCTGCTCGGCACGGAACAAATGGCCACGCCTCACATTAACGACGGCAGTAGCAGAATCAATAGGCACATACACGGAGTATTCAGCCTTGATGTTATTCCGCTCCATCGTGTGAGAGTTCTGCTGTATGTCACACATGAACTCGGCGACGACAATCTCCACGTTTTCCTCGCGTTCATCGAGTGGCTTCGTGGTGTCCTCGCCCATGTAATAAACCACAGCGGGATAGGGGGCGTTGTTCAGTTTATGTCGGTCAAAGTACGGCATTGTCGTGTCTGTTTACTGCTCTTCGTAATCTCCGTCGAGCGATGGAAGCCATTGCATACTGCCAGCCTCTATCTGCTCCAACATCGGGTCGTTATACTTCTTGTAAATGGCCATAAACAGGTTGTAGAAACGCTCTTTGTCCTCCTCGGTAAGAGTTTGATGCCCCCACGAGTGAGAGAACGAGCCGTGCGATTGAGCCTCGCTTGCGGAGGTGTGCGGACTTAACCACAAGTTGTAGTAGATGTCAGCCTTGCACAGGTCTTTCTGCTGCTGCGTGAGTTGTTCAAAACTCGAAACATCCGATACCCCTCTCTCAAGGGCGATGTTGTTAAGCACCGCCCTATCAAGAAAGTAGGAGGTAAGACCGCCGAGATAATCTATGATATTGAATACGGCCATCTTTCAGAGTGTTTACACGCCAGCGGTGGCGGTGTCGATGATGAAGTGATACAGGAACTCGTCAAGCGAGGGGATGCAGGAGTACATCGGCTGGGTGTGCCACTCCTTCAGATTGCCGCTCGGAATGACGGAGTTCATAATGGTCAGAAGGCCGCTCTCGGTCTTGGAGAAGTTGAACTGGACGGCGTTGTTGGCAAAACGCTTGTACACCTCCTCATCGAGGATTCCAGTGTGACGGATGTAGCCAGCGTAGCCGACAGGACGCAGGACGGCGGTGTTGTCGTCCCAACCGTGGACGATACCGTTAGTACCATCCTTCTGCTTCTCTTGGATGAGAACAATCTGGGGCAGACCCTCGAAAGAGGCGAGAGCCTTGGTAGCCATGTCGGTGGTGATTTCGAGGTTCTGCGGCAGAAGCACGTTATTGAGGGAGTTGGCGTAGCGCACCCACTCGATAACCTGTGCGTTCTTGAGAACGGTGTTCACCCACATATTGCGGGTAATCTCCAACTGCCACTGGATAGTACCGTCCTCGATGCCGAGCATATCGTTCACTTTCTGAACGAGAGCGCGCCACTGGTCGAGGATTCGGCAACCTGCGGCAGTCCAAACGGCTGCGCCAGCACGGAGGAAGTTCTCGGCGGGAATGTCGGCCTTGAGCAGACGCATCTGTGCGCCCTCGCCCTGCTGGTAGTTGATTTTGCCAGTTGACATCAACTGCGCGGCCATGTGAGAGACCGTCATGTTGAAGCCATCGACCATCGGCTGCAACACGTCCTGCGTGTAGCCAGCGATGAGAGAAGCGTCGTTACCGAAGGATTCGTACATCTTCTCCTTGTAGAGGCGGGTTTCGGCGGTTTCCATGAAGCCGTCGCCTGTGAAGTCGGGGATAACGCCAGTATAGAAGGCGGCGTTACCACGCTCTTTGAGAATGGTGTCACCCATAGGCGCACGGAGGTGGCCGAGAGTGCCAGTCTCAATCTTGCGCATGGTCGAGCGGAAGGTGGCGATACCCTCATGGTCGGTCGGGGTGATGTTGGGGTCAACGAGGAATTTCTGCTTCCAAAAGCCGAAGTTAGACCGCAGCATTTCGGGGTCGCGCAGAATGGTACTCGTGATAAGACGACCCTCTTTGCTGTCCCAAATCTTTGCGTATTGGGAAAGGTCAAATTTGTGAGCCATATCTTTTCGCTTTTTTATTCGTTAATAATTAGGTGAATTAGTCCCCCGAAGGCAGGGCGAACATATTGAACGCATCGACCTTAAACCAGCCGTTGACATTGCAGCGGTTAAGTGCTTTGACGCAATCGGGGATGGGGGACATCTTGTGAATGTACATCAGACCACCGAGGGCGGGCGTGTAGAGATAACGTGCGCCGTCGTAGTCGTCGCTGTCACCAGTATTCGGCAGGAAGTTGAAGTCGCCGTCGCTGGGGGCTACTGCGTTGATGTTCTTCACAAGCATGGCCTTGTCGCTACCAGCCTCTTCTGCCTCAACCAAAATAGTACCGTTGTTGAGAGAGCCGAGGGTGGCCGAAAGGGTCAACTGCCAAACGTCGTAAGTCGTAGTCGAAACGGTCTGCGTGGTTTCGGTCACAGCCGAGACGGTCACAGCAGTACCAGTACCGCCGATTACGTCGGGAGCAACCATCAGCACGTCGCCGACAAACGGTTTATGACGGAAGCCGTCGCGCTTGATGTAGGCCGTAGTTCCACTTGCGGAAAGCACCTCGTAGGTTTTCAGCAGATAAATGGAGGGTTTCACACCCTTCTCATTCGTGCGATACTCCATGAGGTCGCCAGCAAAGAATTTGGCCATAATGCCCTTGAAGGGATTTTTGATTTCACCGCCGAAGGTGGGGAACACCAGTTCGTTCTTGATGCCCTTGAGCATGACGAACACGTCGCGGTTTGCACCTACTTGACCTCTGCGCTGGGCGAGAGTACGACCGAGAAAGCCGCCGAGGTGTCTGTTAGGAATCATGTCTGCCATTGTTTACTTGTTTTTAAGTTACACGTTTTACGTTAGTTGGTTGTGTTCACGGTGGAAATTACTTTCCCTCGCCGCCGCCTACTACAGGAGTTTCCTGTCCGTAGGAAAGGCTCTGCTTGATGATGTCCTTTGCACCGCCGAGAACGTCTTTCAGTTTGTCGCTCACGCCGTCACCGCCGTCGCCGCTACTCTTGGGGGTAACATTCTTCGGGGTGTCGCTGTGGTGCTTGTTGTACATCGTAACAAACTTTTCGGCTTCGGTGTCAACATCGGTGTCCTTGGTGATGAGAGCGATGTCGAGGGTGTCGTTAATCCATTCGTCGTCGTCCTTAACGTCGGCCTTAATCTTCTCGAAAAGGTCTTTACGCTTTTGGGCGATGAGAGCAGATTCCTCTGTCTTTGCCTTCTCATCTTCCAGTTTCTTGATACGGTCGAGAGCCTCCTGTAACTTGGGGTCAGTTTTGCCCTCTCCATCACCTTTACCTTCACCCTCGCCTTTGCCTTTGCCTTCCCCTTCACCACTACCCTCACCTTTACCCTCTTTGAGTTTGGTGATTTCGGCATCTTTCTCATCAGCGACCTTTTTGGTCTCATGGAGCATAAAGCCGATGGCAGTCTGAACGGTGGGCTGCACGAGTTTGACAAAATCAGCGAGTTCCAACGTGTCGTTGTCCTCACCAATCATCTTAAATGCGTTTTCTACGCACTCTTTGATTGTTCTCTCCAAGTCAAGGTCTTTGTACTTGGTTTTGAACGCGGTCGTAAGGTCTTTACGAGCCTCTTCCTGTGTGAACTTCATACTTTATTTTAATTTTAAGTGAGTGATTTTTTCGAGTGCAAAGATACTACAAAAAACGAACATACACAGAGGCTTTAACTTAAATAGTTGTTCACCGTGAATTACTTTATATCATTTTGTACCTATCTATGTAATAGTTTTTGAGTATTTTTGCACTCCGAAACAAGTAGTAAACTAATGGCAAAAAGTACCATCATACAGCCACAAGAGGGCTTCCAAGAAGCCTTCGTCCGCTCGAATGTAGATTTCGCAGTTGGCGGCGGCTCTCTTGGGGGTGGAAAATCCTTTGCCGCAGCACTTTGTGTAGCAGAACCTTCTCTTGATGGTAGATTTCGCGGCCTCTTTCTCCGTAACAACCTCGGCGATAGTAAGGCTGCTGGTGGTCTGCTTGATATATTCAGAGAGGCATACGGCAGCGGGTGTGAGATAGTCGAGAGCGGTGAGCCTCGCGTCACTTTCCCAAGCGGAGCGAAAATAGATGTCACCCACGTCGCCGACCAAAGCCGCTCAAAAATTCTACAGCGTTTCAAAGGCCGTCAGTACGACTTTATCTACTTTGATGAGGGAACTGGCTTCACATGGGAGTGTTTTTCAGCAATTTACACTCGTAACCGTGGTACTGCATCATGGACTGGTAAGGTCAGAATGACCACCAACCCCGACCGTCGCCATTGGTTGAGGACATTCCTCGATTGGTACATCGGAGTTGACGGCTTCATCCGTGAGGACAGAGAGGGCGTTGTACGCTACTTCTACATGGCTGGTGAGACCGTGGACGACGTTGTTTGGGGTGACACCAAGGCAGAGGTGTACCAAAAGTGCAAGGCCGACATCGACCGCAAACTGGCAAAGGTGAACGGTAAGAAAGGAACGGCCACATACGAGAGTATGATTAAGTCGTTCACGTTCTACCTTGGTCGTATGTCGGAGAACAAGGCGATGATACAGAACAACGACGACTATGTAGGCTCGGTAGCCGTCATGGGCGGTCGTAACTCACAGCAGTTACTTGAGGGTAACTGGAATGTGTCGCCCGAAGAGGATGAGAACGCCACTATAACACAAACGTCTGCCAATTCGGTGTTCACCAACGACGAGCAGCGAAACGGCGACCGATGGATTACTTGCGACCTTGCGGACACAGGTACGGATAACTTCCTCGCTATATGCTGGGACGGATTCCATATCGTTGACATCCTAATCAAGGAAAAGACCACCCCCCGACAGAACGCGGAGGCTCTGCATATATTCGCGAAAGAACACGACGTGGCCGACAGCCATATTGTGTACGATGCCATTCGAGGAACGTACATCAACGACTATATCCCCGAAGCGCAGCAATTCGTGTCCTACCGCACTTCTATGGGCTTGTACGGTCGAGGCTACTCCAACCTCAAAAGCGAGTGTTACGCACGCCTTATCGAGGCGATTAACCGTGGCAATATGTCGTGTTCGGAGGATGTGGCTACGCGGGTGTACAAACATCAGAAACTCGAAAGCAACATCACCATCCAAGCGGAGTTTCTTGAAGAGGCTTCGGTTGTCCGCTTCCGCGAACTACCAAGCGGCAAAAAGCAGTTGTACTCGAAAAAGGAAATGAATCTATACCTCGGAAAAGGCCGCTCGATGGACTTGCTTGACCCCTGCGCGATGAGGATGATGCCTGTGCTGGAGTACCCCTACGGCGAGGAGTTGGTAAGCACGTCTGTTGAAACAAACAAAAGCGACGACGACGATGAGGTTGTAAACGAATTTAACCTACTGGACGAAACAAATTGGTAACAATGATAAAGACATCGACACTACTGACAATACAGAAAGACTGCCTGTCCGCTGGCTTTGAGGTCAAAGTCCGCGACATCGCATACATTCTCCTATGCAAGCAGTTCTCGGACGACGAGGTAGCCTACAAGTGCCTCTTCCCCGACGACGACAATTTCAAGGAATACGACGAGAGCGCACCTATCACATACCTACGGAACTACTTTACCCTCAACAGCGACATTGTGTACGGTCGTGTGGATTCCGACGGCGACAGGATAAGAGGTGAGGAGGAGGAGATAACCTTCGAGGAGAACAGGCGCGGCCTCATCCAACTACTGAAAGACACACAGGAGGCTCTTGACGACCACATGATTGAGCCGAAGGATGCCTATAAGATAATGGCCGACATCCGACTGAAACTAAACAACCACTTTGACGTTAAAGAGGACGTAAAAGACCACGTTGTTATTGTAAATCAGAAGTTTAACGCAACGTGCGGCCACTGCAATCACGAAATAT